AGAATTATTATTTGAAAATAACACTATTGCAAAAGCTTTAGTTACATTTGAAGAAGATGTTAAGGCAGAAACTATTTTTACAGAGGCTACTGCTACTGCAACTTTACAAGCTTACACTTCAGGAGTACCAACTTCAGCAGGTTCTTTAACTGCTTTTGATGTAGCGGTTACACCTACAAAAGTACAATTTTACCAAGAATTCGACCCTAATACTTTGAGATTCTCAAGATTCAAAAGAGATATGAAACCAGGAGCTTGGGAAATTATGAGTTCAGAATTTGAGCAACTTGTTATCGGTGGTTTATACGCTAAACAAATTTCTAACGCTTTCGAATATGAGTTTTGGAATGGTGCAACTGCTGCTACTAAAACTGCAGTAGCTGCTTTAACTGCAGGAACTGCTAATACTTCGGTTGGTGCTGCTGAAAAAACTAAAGTTGCTGCTTTGGCTTCAAGTCAAATTGACGGTATTTTAGTTAAAATGATTTATAACGACTCTAACGCTTCAGCAACTGCAGGAGTAGGAACTCGTATTAAAGTTGCAGGTACTACACTTTCAGCTTCTAACTTAAAAGCAGAATTCGACAAAGTTTACGCAGCTATCCCTGCCGTTGCTTTGAATGGTGCTGAAAAACCAAGTATCTATGCTCCACAATCAGTTAAACAAATGATTGTACAAGCTAACAATGTAACAACTGATTACACTAAACCATTTAACGCAGACGCTTCTTATGAGAATATCTACTTTAACGGTTTGAAAGTTGAGTTCGTTCCATTGCCAGAGAATGTTTTAATCGCTGCTTTGAAATCTCACTTGATTTGGGCTACAGATTTGGCTTCAGATGTTAACGTAATGCAAATGGACAAAATCGCTCTTAATAGAGAAGATATGTTCTTAAAAAACAATATGACTTTAGCCGCTCACGTTGTTAATCAAAAATTCAACGTACTTTACGTAGGATAGTCAATAACTTAAACCGCTCATTAATTTGGGCGGTTTTTAATAAAATATATACAGATGGCGTGCGACATACTTAAAGGAAGGAGTCTTTCTTGTAAAGACTCGAGAACGGGAATTAGATACGTAGACTTCGGGGTTTACGATGGCGATACTTATACGGTATCAGCTCAAGAAATTGCTTCTTTGCCTGCAGGATTAACTGAAGTTTTTCGTTATGAGGTAAAAGGTGCGGGTAATTCATTAATTGAAACGGCTACTGTAAACAACGATAACAGAACTATCGAAATCGTTCAAGCATTAGCTTTAAACTTGCCTAAATTAGGTAAAGAAACAGAAGTTGAATTGCAGTCTTTGCTTTATGGTAGAGTAGTTGCATTTATTCACGATTACAACGGAAACGTAAAAGCCGTAGGTATCGATTCAGGATTAGAAGCTACTACAGGGGTAATGAGTACAGAAACAAGTGGTTATACTATTGCTTTAGAGGCAAGAGATAACAATTTTGCTCCGTTCCTTGCTTCAGCTGCTAAAACTGCTTTACTTGCTTTAGTATCGGCTCAAGTTGTTAACCCTTAAAAGAAAGGAGAAACTTTAATCTTATCAAACCCTCTTTAATCGGAGGGTTTTTTATTTGATACCAAACGACTAAAAAAACGTTTTATAATTATGAAGATATTCGACCCTACAGATACAATCCATACATTACAAATCATACCACGTGACTACGTTACTACGGCTACTATGGTTTTAAGAAATGAATTAAGACAAACCGAAACTACCCACGCTTTAACATGCACGAATACAAACGGTTATTTAACTGCTGAATTCACACAAACAATGACAGAGGGGCAAAATTTCGAGTTTGAGGTTTATGATACTAACGACAATTTACTTTACAGAGGTAAAGCATACGCAACTACAACGATATGAGTATAGAGATTTTACAATTAGCAAACTATGTAAGACCTGAAATTAAAGAAAGTGCTTCTAAAGACTTTGTTTTAAATGGCGATAAAAATAGTTTTTACCAAGAAATTATTGATAGGTATAACGGAAGCGCAACCAATAGAGCCATTATCGATGCTTATGCGCAGTACATTTATGGCAAAGGATTAACTTCTAACCAAAAAAGTACAAAAGCTATTCAATTTGCTGACATTTTGAGAATCTTATCTAAAAAAGATTTGAAAAACGTTTGCCAGGATTACTCATTATTTGGCGAGGCAAGTATCGAGATAATTTTTAAGGGCGGTAAGGTTATGCAGATTAAGCATACACCTAAAAATTGTATTGTACCTAATAAAATGGACGAGAATGGCGACATAAAAAGCTATTGGTATTCACGTGACTTTTCACAGCCAAGAAAATACGAGCCTATACAAATTCCTGCTTTTGGTTTTGATACAATTAAAAACGGTTCAGCAATTTATATTATTTCAGACTACCAAGTAGGAAAAACTTATTTTAGCGACCCGACTTATTTAAGTGGAATGCCTTATGCCGTTTTTGAAGAGGAATATTCCAATTTTGTTGTTAACCATATTAAAAATGGTTTGTCTTTTGGTCATATAATTAACTTTAACGATGGCGCAGACAAAACTGAAGAACAAAAGAAAGCAATCTTTGATTCATTTAGACAAAATTTAGCAGGTAGTACAAACGCAGGTAAATTTGTTTTAGCTTATAACGATAATAAAGAAAATAGCGTAACTATTGAAGCGTTAACTGTAAGCGATGCGCATAAGCAATACGAGTTCTTGACTGCCGATGCAATGCAGAAAATAATGTTATCGCACCGAGTTACCTCTCCAATTCTTTTTGGTATTAAAGACGCTACAGGATTCGGAAATAATGCTGACGAAATGCAAGTTGCCTTTGACGAATTAATGTTAAATGTTATACAACCAAAACAAGAGGTAATTTTAGATGCTTTAATGTTTGTTTTAAACCAAAACGGATTTAATATTGATTTGGATTTTATACCATTAAGACCTAAGACAACAACCGAACAACCTACGCAACTATCAAAGCAAGATTCTCATGAACATACAGACGATATTTTAGCGGATGAGTTGTTAGGATTGGGAGAAGAATTAGACGAGAATGAGTGGGAACTATTAGACTCAAGAGAATATAGAAGCGATGACCCAATTTCAGAAACTTCTTTTAAATTAGCTTACGCACCTTCTAACTTTCCGATGAAAGATAGTGAGCAAGATACTTCTATTTTTAAAATTCGTTATTCTTATGAAGGTAATATAAACCCGCAAAGAGAATTTTGTCGTAAAATGGTACAATCTAAATTGATTTATAGAAAAGAAGATATAGTCGCAGCAAGTAAGAAAGCAGTTAACAAAGGATTAGGTGCGAGAGGTGCTGATACTTACGACTTGTTTTTATTTAAAGGTGGAGTAAATTGTAAGCACTTTTGGATGAGAAATATTTATATCAAAAAGAACAACGATAAAATAACAGCTAAAAAAGCAAGGGAATTGCTAAACGCTTTAGACCCATCATTAAGAAAAGAGGCTAACTTTGAACAAAACGACCCAAGAGTAGCGCAAATAGCTTCGGCTTCTAATAACTATTGGTCATTAGACCCAAACTATAGAAAATAATGGAAACAATATTATTAAACGATAACGAGATTACAGAAAGCACTTTACTTGGTGGGAATATTGATGTAGACCGCTATAAGTTCTGTATAATCGACGCTCAAATATCTAAATTAGAAGAATGTTTAGGCGAAACGCTTTACGAGAAGATTAAAACAGACTTTGAAAACGACGATTTAGCAGGCAATTATTTAACGCTACATACAAAGTATATTAAACCTTTTTTAATTCATCAAAGCGCATTAGAATACCTTAAAATCGGAGCGTACCACGTTAGCAATGGAGGTATTTATAAGCATACACCAAGCAACGGAACGGCAATAGATAAAAACGAGGTAGATTTTTTAGTAGAAAATCAAAGGTCTAAAGCTGAAATGTATTTACAGCGTATGGAAAAATGGCTAGCGGTTAACACAATACCCGAATATTATTCTTATGTATCGGGAACTGTAACACCTGCAAGAAAGTCTACACCTGGCAATTGGTATTTTGACGGAATGGACTACACAAATAAGCGAAATAAAAGCGATAATGACAACGACATTGACTTCGGATATTGGTAAAAAAGAGCGTGAGGCTAAAAAAACTATTGAAAAACTGCAAATCTATTTAAAGAAAAATGGCACAAGCGATAATAAACGTAGGGGCAACCGCTAACGATGGCACAGGAGATACTTTAAGACTATCTCAACAAAAGGCAAATCTTAATTTTACCGAATTATATGGTTCTAAATTGGATTCAGTTGTAGCAGGTACTAACGTAACAATTGACAATACCGACCCATTAAACCCAATTATCTCAAGTAGT